TTGCTGTTTTCTATGCCTTATGGGTAGCATCTAAAAGGGAGAAATGAAAAAGTATACTAAAATCTATATGCAATACTTTAACTACGGCATAGAGGACTTTATACCGTGTGAGGTGTGCGGAGCTAAAGCTGTGGATATACACCATATCGAGGCACGAGGTATGGGGGGCGCAAAAAGTGCCGACACGATAGAAAACCTAATGGCCGTGTGTAGGCCGTGCCACGTCAAGTATGGCGACGTACCTGATAAGAAAGAATGGCTTAAAAAATTACATTACCGATTATTATGATTATTATAGAATATCAAATAGCAGTACAGAAAATTTGGGAGAGAGCCGTCGAGGAGTTTAACGTAAAGCCAAACCGAGAAAGGCATAACGTAATTTATCGCCACGCCTTTTCCGTGGCCTGCCTAGATAATACCAATTTATCTATGAAGGTAATAGGTAGGCTTATTAGTAGGGATCACGCTACCGTGATACACGCTCGTAAAAACCATAATTGGAACTTACTGCAAGAACCTACATACGCACAAGCGTACACGTACTTTAGCGAACTGCTATCTAATAAGACATCACAGCACGAGGATATACTACAAGACCTGCTAAAGGAGCAATCGACAAAGACTAACGATAAAGATATGGTAGCTCGTTATACGGACATCTACGAGAATAAGTTAAAGAGGTTGGAGACTAAGTACGTATCGGAGTTAGAAACGCTTAGACACAGCAATAGAACGCTTTCTCGTACCCTTAAAGAGACTACTAAAAGAATGAACGAGCTAAATGCTGAATGCTTACGGCTCAAAAATCTAATATAGATATGTATATATTTATCGCTATTTTATTTGGTATTATTGTATTTGGCCTCCTGAATGAATACAGAGAGGTAAGAGATCTTAAAAAGAAGTCAAAGAGATACGACGAGGAGTAATGAGGCATTTTATAGATATAGACACGGACCAACTGCGTAGGCTGTATACCCTGCTATTCGATAAAAAAGAGATGGCCGATATAGTTAAGAAGTTAAAGCGGCATATCGATATAGTTAACGCAAGTAATAAGAAATGAGTAATAAGCACAAGCCTAACCGTAGACAGCGCAGGGCTATGGACCGCATCGGCAACAAGATTGCCGAGAGAATAATTAAGACAGAAGCAATTAAAAAAGTGAAAAATGACGAAAGCGCAAATAATGATGGAGGGGCTGCAAATGATGGCCGAGGATAGACTATTAGAGTTAATGAATAGAGACTTAGAACAAAACGGAATCGAGAAAGATGAGTAAGTATTTTGATATAGAGCTGCTAGGGTTGCAGCATATAGATAAGGGGTGGTGGAATGTTACCCTTTTTCGTGTGGCTAGTGGTAATTGGAGTTGGCACTTGTTTATGATTGAGCAGAACCGAGATCGTTTGTTTATTGAATGGCTCACATTTAGCCGAAATAATGGATGAGGCAGGGAGCGATTTAATGTTGATCAATAGGAACAATTATAAAATGTTGCTTGACGTTCTCATTCAGGTAAGAATGAGAAACCAACTAACAAGGGATGAGGTAGAGGTATTAAAAAAATTCGTTGATATTTATTAGGTCGCATTTATTTTTTTTAATATTGAGCAAAATAACCAACTATGATACGAGAAACACAAACGGGAGAAGTTCACGTAGAATGCACTCTAAAATTTAAAGGAAACGTTACCGCAACCCTCTTCGATGGAATGACTATCGAGGAGATTATCCACGATATTATACATTGTGGCGATTATGAGTATGAGGTAATAAAAGGCGACTACTTGGTCGATAATGTAGAAACCTACGATGCGTAATGAATGGTTTCGCTACTATGGCACTACGGGAGCAACTGCTCCTGATTGGTGCAATGATAGAACACAACAAGGACGATATTACAGTACTACAACAGCTCGAGCAGTTGTATACCGCTATAAGCTTCTGTATGACCTCGATCGAGAAGATTGAAACCCGTATACTTGAGGCCCAAATAAAGAACGGGCAACTGAGAATCGATATACAACAACTCCGCAAAGAAAACAAGGCTCTTAATAAAAAAATCGCAGATTTAATAGAGCGAATAGAAATTTAGCGTATATTCCACAAGATGAACCGTACCGTGGAATGAAACTGCTTAATAAATTAGCGGAGAGAGATGCCGATTGGCTGAGAATGGCGCAATCGTTTGGACTTAATGAGGAGTGGGCTAGAGAGCTCGTGCAGGATATGTACGTAAAACTCTATGAAAAGACCACTTACGAGAAGATCAAATATGGAGACGATGACGTAAATACTTTCTTTGTTTACGTTACTTTGAGAAATCTATACTACGACCAAATAAGAACTAGGCAAACCTTCCTAACTATTCAGGAGGGTTTTCCTTATGATATCGAAGAGCCTGATAACTGCAAGGAAACGCTCGAAGAGCTGCTCGAGGAGATGGCAGAAACCATCGACGGAATGCATTGGTACGATCAAAAAATATTTGAGATCTACTACGGGGATGGGGAAACGATACGGGAACTTAGCGAAGGCAGTAAGATAAGCACGAGCTCAATATTTAACACCATTAAGAATGTCCGAAGGAAAATCAAAGAAAAGCACTCGGAAAAGTACCAAGCGTACAAAAAAGGCGAGTAAGGGTCTAGGAGACGATATAGAAAAAATCACTAAGGCAACGGGAATTAAAAAAGCCGTTGATTGGTTTAGTGATGCAACGGGAATCGATTGCGGGTGCGATGCCCGCAAGGAGAAGCTAAATAAACTCTTCCCCCGTAAAAAAAGTATGGAATGCCTAGAGGCAGGAGAGTATGAAACCCTAAAGCAGTTTTTCGCTCAGTTTGACGGGCGTAAGATTGAAGAGGAATATACAGAACCATTAGCGAGAATCCACGCACGAGTATTTAGTCATAAGTACGCTGTGCCGTGTGGATGTTCACCTAAGGAATGGAAACGTTTCGTAGAGGATCTCAGAGGCGTTTACGATACCTATGAGGGAGCTTGACCTATTTAACATATTAAGAGCGACTTACGTTATCGACTTGAAGGAAAGCGACGACCAATTCTCACGGTTCGACTGCTATTCCCTTAAATACAAAATGGATATAGAGCTGAAGTGTCGTAATAAGCATTACGACGAGCTGTTAATTGAGAAGCATAAATACGATGCTCTAATGAAGAGGAGCGAGAAGTTCGGCACTACTCCTATGTATATTAATAGCACCCCCGAAGGCATCTATGTATTTAACTTAAATAAGATCCCTACGCCTGAATGGGAAGATAAAGGAGGGCTACCGACTACCTCGCATTTTAGTGATAGGAGAAAGATTGTAAAAACGGTGGGCTTCCTACCTATATATTTAGCTAATAAAATAAACGAGTAATGCCGATACCAAAACCAAGAGAAGGAGAGCAGCAGAGGGAATTTATAAGCCGCTGTATGATAGATTTAAAAAACGAATACCCCTTTGAAGAACAACGTTTAGCGATATGCGCTAAACAATGGGTAGAAAAAAAATAGTTGATAATTCTGTTAATAAGTAGAATTTTATTATACTTGCTATATAATTAAACAACCAACTATTATGCAAAAGGAAATGTCAGCAAGACAGCATTTTATTTCTCGTATGGAGGACATCGAGCTAATGATGATCACCCAAGACGAGCAGGGACTAAACGAGTACGGCCTATCTCTAGACTATAACGAAGAGGACGACGAATGGATTTGGATACTTTCTTGTGAAGGTCCTGAGGAGCAAGTCGTAATGCGAGGCCGTGGGAATAAGGCACGCTTTTTCTTTGTCTTTAAGGGGTGGTTTACCCGTGAGGAGTTCGAGGTAACTTCTCCGATGGAGCAAGTAGCTTTAAAGACGTTGTTTCAGGATTGGTTTAACTGCGAAGCTGCTTACGATGTTTTATAGTAATAAAGAACTTCTAATGTTAGACGGTACTGTTCAGGAGGTGGGACATCTTGAGCAGATTGCAAAAGACGACGAACAATACTACGGATACTTGGGGAAGGCTGCGCTTTCCTCAAGTTCTATTAAGATGTTATTACAATCCCCTAAGACCTACCACTACGTTACAACGTATGGGGGAGATAGCAACTCTAAAGCTTTATTGATTGGTAAGCTATTCCATCTTGCGGTATTAGAACCTCATAAGATGGACGAGGTTAGGGTAATAGATGTACAGAGCAGAGCTACGAAGGCTTTTAAGGAAGCTGCGGCAGAAGGTGGGGAGGTAATAACCTCTAAAGAGGAAAAGGACATTAGGAGGCTTCAGGATGCGATGCTACGTAACGAGAAAGTATTATCGTACTTGAATAAAGCAGAGTTTGAAATACCTAGAGTCGATGCGTTAGACGGTATGCCCTTTAGAGCAAAGGCTGACATCCTGCAAGGGGATCATATAATAGACCTTAAAACAACAAGCGACTTAAACGCCTTTAAATATTCTGCCTATAAATATGGCTACGACATCCAATGTTATATTTACTGTAACCTATTTGGCGTACCTCCTGAAAACTTCCACTTTGTCGCTATCGACAAAGGGAGTCTCGATATAGGGGTTTACCATTGCAGCTCGGAATTTTATGATAGTGGTAAGAAGCGAACCCAAAAAGGAATAGAGCTATACAAGAAATTCTTTGTAGACGGGATCGACTTAGACGGATATTATATCGAGGAGACTTTATGAAAACAGAATTAGTTGCGATTGATCAGGTGCAGTTATCCCCTGATAACCCACGAGTAATTAAAAACGATAAGTTTAGAAAGCTTGTTAAAAGCATTGAGGAATTTCCCGAGATGTTAAAGGTGCGGCCTATTGTGGTCGACGACGATATGGTAGTACTTGGAGGCAATATGCGCCTCCGAGCTTGTTTAGAGGCAGGACTAAAGGAAGTACATATATTAAAAGCCTCTGAGTTCAGCGATGAGCAGAAGAGGGAGTTCGTTATAAAGGATAACAGCAGCTTTGGCGAATGGGATTGGGAAACATTGGCGAACGAGTGGGATGTAGAAAAGCTCGACGAATGGGGCTTAGATCTGCCTAGTATGGCGCATACAGAGGAAACGTATACGACTAAGGTGGAAAGCCCTATATATGAAACAAAGGTCGTTAAACCGACTGCCTCGGAGCTGTACGACTTGCATAATTATAACACCCTGCTTAGTGATATAGAGAAGGCCGATATATCAGAGGCCGATAAGCAGTTTTTAATGTTCGCAGCAATGCGACATATTAAATTTAATTACTCTAAAATAGCAGACTACTACGCACACTCGGATAAGGAGGTTCAAGAACTAATGGAAAATAGTGCGTTAGTTATTATAGATTACGACAAAGCCATCGAGAAGGGCTTTGTACAGTTATTTAAAACCTTTGATGAACTGAGCGACTTAGATGGATAATTTCGTAGCGTTTATATTGACACACGGAAGGCCTGATAACGTAATAACTTATAAGAGCCTGAGAAAGCACGGATATACGGGCAAGGTTATTGTCGTAATTGATGACGAGGATAAAACGGCAGATGAGTATTACGAGAAGTTTGACGACGTAGAAATGTTTAGCAAAGAGGCTATCGCAAAAACATTCGATGAGGGGGATAACTTTAACGATAGAAGATCTATCGTGTATGCTAGAAACGCCTGCTTTGAGATAGCTAAAAAGAGAGGCTATAAATACTTTATACAGTTAGACGACGATTATACGGGTTATGAATATAGGGTATACAATGAGGCCAAGCAGAAACCTATACGAATTAAAAACCTCGATAACGTGTTTGGGGCTTTGCTAGACTTCTATAAAAAAACAAACTTTGCGACCATAGCAATGGCGCAAGGAGGCGATTTCATAGGAGGTAAAAATAATAAGATGGCAAAGCGACCTACGATATATCGAAAGGCTATGAACTCTTTTATCTGCTCTACGGACAGACCGTTTGTATTTCAGGGTAGGATAAACGAGGATGTGAATACGTACACGAGTGAGGCTAGTAAGGGGCTACTTATGGGAACAATACCGTTAACCGCATTGATCCAAAAAACTACCCAAAGTAATAAGGGAGGAATGACGGACATATATTTAGATAACGGGACGTACGTTAAGTCTTTTTATACGGTGATCTTCTCACCTTCCTCTTGTAAGGTTAAGCCAATGGGGGATACGCATATGCGATTGCACCACGCAATCGATTGGGAAAGAGCAGTTCCGAAAATAGTAAGAGAAAGCCTAAAACAATGAACAAAACCGAACTACATAAAAAGGCAGTAATTGATGCGCTAGAGAAAACGCTAGGAGTCGTAACGACTGCGTGTAAGCAGGCAGGTATAGGCCGTACCCAATTCTACGAGTGGCTAAAGACTGACGAGGAATTTCGTAAGCAAGTGGAGGACATTCAAAACGTGGCGTTAGATTATGCCGAGAGCCAACTGCATAAGCAGATAGGAGACGGCAGCACAGCCGCAACAATATTCTATTTAAAGACAAAGGGAAAGAATCGTGGCTATATAGAAAGGCAAGAGATACAGCACGACGGAGGCGAGGGCCTACGCATCGAGATTATAGATGGCAACGATACAGACTAACTGCGTATTTAAGCACCTAGAAAATAGCCAAAATAGAATCATAGTCGAGCAGGGTGGTACACGTTCAGGTAAGACTTATAATATTTTAATTTGGTTAATTATTTATTGCCTGCGAGAAGAGAACACGGGGCAGGTCATTACGATATGTCGTAAGACCTTCCCGGCTGTACGTGCCTCTGTGATGAGGGACTTTTTCGAGATCCTAGAAAGAGCAGGAAGATATAACCCCGACAATCATAATAAGAGTAGCAGCGAATATTACTTGGGAGGTAATATGGTAGAATTTATATCGTTAGACCAACCGCAAAAGGTTAGGGGTCGTAAACGTGATATGCTTTTTATCAATGAGGCTAACGAATTACATTTTGAAGATTGGCAGCAATTAATAATGCGTACTAATGGGCGCATTATAATTGACTATAACCCATCGGACGAGTACCATTGGATTTATGATCGGGTAATAACACGAGACGACGTTGACTTCTACAAAACTACTTACCTCGATAATCCATTCTTACCAAGTAACATTATATCGGAGATTGAGAGGCTCAAACAAACCGACGAAAATTATTGGAAAATATACGGTCTTGGTGAAAGAGGCCAAAGCAAGGCGGTTATCTTCTCCTATCAGGAGGTAACGGCTATACCTGAGGGAGCCGTATTAGTTTCAGCAGGGATGGACTTCGGATTTACTAATGACCCTACGACTCTAATTGTAGCCTACCGCAAGGACATCGACCTATACTTCCAAGAACTGATATACGAGACGGGGCTAACTAATAGAGACATACACCACAAGCTGCAATCGCTAGGGTTTGATAAGAGGACGGAGATATTCGGAGATAGCGCAGAGCCTAAATCGATAAAGGAGTTACAGCTATTCGGATGGAATATAAAGCCAACGGCAAAGGGTGCCGATTCTGTTATGGCAGGAATCGATATGCTAAAGCGATACCGATTGAATGTTACTAAAGGAAGTATAAACCTTATAAAGGAGTTTAGGAATTACAAGTTCGTAGAGGACCATAACGGCAAGGTTCTGAATAAGCCGATAGATGCATATAACCACGCCATTGATGCAGCGAGATACGCTACCTATAATCGATTAAGCCGACCAAACTACGGAAGGTACGCAGTAAGATAATAACGTTATTTAAATATGGAAATCGACATTATAGTTCCTGAGGGACTGCACGACATTAAATTAGAACAGTACCAAAAGTTCGTCGCTTTGAAGAGCGAGGACGAGTTGTTTCTAGCACAGAAGTGCGTAGAAATATTCTGTAACGTTCCCCTTATACTTGTGGATAAGATGTCGTATAATGATGTTAGGCAGATCTCGGCAAGAATCTTTAGCTACTTTCGGGAGAAGCCTGAACTCGTAGTAAAGAAAAAGCACGGGGGTAAGCAATTTGGGTTCGTGCCTAACTTAGAGCAGATTACTTTAGGGGAGTTTACCGATATAGATGCTAATATAACGGATTGGCGAAATATGCACCGTGTAATGGCGGTGCTGTACCGACCTATCGTTAGCGAGGTGGGTAAGTACTATCAAATAGAAGAGTACGACGGTACAGACAAGTACGCCGAGCTTATGCTATCAATGTCGCTCGATGTAGTTATGAGTAGCCTTGTTTTTTTTTATCGTTTAGGGATCGACTTGTCGGTAGCTATGGCGGTATATTTGGAGGAACAGAGCAAACAGACCTCAGCGCACAAGCAAACTTCGGTCGAAAGTGGGGGTGGTACGGAAGCTTTTATGCGCTCGCTAAAGGTAGCGTTATCGAATTTGAAAGGGTTAGTCGACTCCCCTTACATACTGCACTAACGTACCTTGAATTTGAGAAAGAAAAGAACGAACTAGAAAGAAAACTATTAAAGATATGAGAGGGTACTACGACCTATTAGAAAAACTTAGGGTATCGCTAGAGGCGAACCCTAGTATAAATACAGTAACGGAGGGCGACTTAATGGATGTGGACCTAGCGAAGCAAACGATATTTCCTTTGTCGCATATCATTGTGCAGAACGCCACGTTTGAAAGCACGACCATAACCTTTAACCTTAATATTTTGTTTATGGATTTGGTCGACTTTAATAAGGATGAGCCTAAGGCCGATATTCCCTTTCGAGGTAATGATAATGAGCAGGACGTATTAAATACTATGCTAGCCGCAGCTAATAAGCTGTGGAGTGATCTATCGAGAGGAGACCTATTCGTAGATAAATACCAAATAAGTGGCACGCCATCCTGCGAGCCATTCGTTGAAAGGTTCGACAATCAATTAGCAGGGTGGGATATGACCGTTAGTATTACAATAGCCAACACAGATATAAGCGTTTGTTAAATGGGTGCTTTTGATCCTGAATATTTAAAGAAGGCCTTCGATAGATTTGGGCGTACCGTAGTTGATAAGGCACGGAATAACCTAACGAATCAGGGGAAGAGTGTTTCGGGTAAACTGAGCAAGAGCCTCGACTACTCTATGAAGGAAAGCGCAAGCGGAGATTCGTTCTCGTTCTCTTTCCTTATGGAGGAATACGGAGAGTTTCAGGATAAAGGGGTTAGCGGTATTAAGAAAAAATATAACACCCCTTACAGCTATAAGAGTAAGATGCCGCCTCGTGGAGTTCTAGACCGTTGGGCAGTCCGTAAAGGGCTACAAGGCATACGAGACGACAAGGGGAGGTTTATATCGAGAAAGAGTTTGGTATACCTAATACAAAGAAGCATATACTACAAGGGCATAAAGCCTAGTTATTTTTTTAGTAAGGCTTTTAAACTTGAGTTTAAGAGATTGCCGCAAGATATACGCGAGGCCTTCCAATTAGACCTCGACGAATTTATGAAGTTCACACTACAAAATATTTTTAAATAATGCCTATCGTTACACCACAGAGCCTCGTCGGAGCAAGAAGCCCTATATATATTACGGCTAACTATTCTGCGTTATCTAGTTCAATAACGGATATAACATTAGAGGTCTATATTTGGACGGGGTCGAGATCCTCTCGCCCTGCCTCTGCTCAATATACCCTTTTCCGTGATGTGTTTGCAGGACAAGATTTATCGTTCGACATCGCACCTATGATAAGGGAATACTTATCTAATGCGTATGAGGGGTTTGACGGCACGGATATTGCCTACGCTCCTGACGGCAGCGTAGTATGGGTGCAGATAGACTACGATACTAACTACCTAAATAAAGCCACGCCTCCTACTACTGTAAACGACTCAGGAAGCACGGACATCTTTGAAGCCTCTAACGGCTATCATATATTTATTGAGGCAGCCAATAAGGAAGTTAACAAAGGCTTTGCTAGTGTAAACTCAAACAAGTATATAAAGGACTCAGGCGATGAGACTGTACCCGTGTACTTAGGTAAATGGGGAGAGGGTTACGATATTGTATGGGCCTATAAGGATCGAGTTATTGCGGATGGCGGTACGGTGGAATCTATCGCTTGTGCTAATATTGGGTTAGCTACTATTGAGATCCTAACGGATGGAGGATATAATATCGACATCCCCGTTACTGAGTCTCAGCTTCAGAACCTACAAGCCGAAGGTCGTATAATGCTTTTGCCTTGTGGCGTAACAAACATAGAGACTTGGGT